GCGTCCAAGCTTCAGAACACAAAACATACGGTTGACGTTCAGGCGTAGCACTAGGGTCATAAGAATAAACAGTGACATTCAAACCCGAAGACGTTTCACCTAACGCAGGTGCAACAGAAACAAACAAAAACCAAACTGTTAACGCCCACAGAATAAGCGCGCGACGCATTAGTTAAAAAGACGTGTCAACACTTCTAACAGTGCGAACAACGCAGTCAGGCTTCCGTATGCTATCCATAATTTTTTCTCTGTGTCACGCACGCGTTTTTCTAATTCAACAATACGTTCGTCAATTTTATTCATTGCGTTTAACGTAGCTTCATTAGCGCGTATACGTAGTTCGTGGTCTTTAATGTTTCGTTCAGTCCATTCCACGTGAGTTGGTAGACGTTCGTTAAGAATAGTTACTTGTCTTGTAAGTTCAACTGCCCAAGACGGTATTTGTTCAGACATTATGCCCACGCACCAACGGCTGTAACGCTTGAAGAACCAACAGGTGTGACTTTAATCCAAGACGAAGCTAACACAGAAAACGCAGTTGTGTTAGTTGCAGACAACTTAATTTGTGGTGTAAAAGTTGCCGCTGACGTGTTACGTATAAGCGCCTTAACAGTAATCAAACCTGTTTTAGTTGACGCAGTAGTTGACGTGTAAACGTTAGCGCTACCAGACAAGAAAATGTTTTGCGCTGTTGCGCTCGCGTCAACACCACCAATTACAAAACCAGTCAAATTTGACGTACCTGAAGACAAAATGCTTAACACGTTAGACGTAACGCTGTTAGTTGTCACCAACGTTTGTATGTTCATTTCAACTTCATAAGTAGTTGACGCGGCTAAAGGCAAGCCAACACCAAACAAAGACTGTGCAGTTGTAGAACCAGCGGTTAAAGTTCTGTCTGCGTTCAACGCATAGAAAAAAGTTGACCGCAAATTACCGCGTCCACCAGTACCAGAACCATTAGGCGTGAAATACGGGGTGTTACCGTCGTATTCAATAACACCACCAGTTGCCGAAGACAACAACGTTGCACTTGACTGCAACTTAATCGGCGCAACAGACGCAGTAGACGGTGTCAAAGTCAACGCACCAGTCATAGTGCCACCAGCCAAAGGCAACGCAACACCAGTTACAAAGTTACTTGACGCAACAACACGTGTGTCAGTAATGTTTCCAGACGTAATAGACGTTGCACCAGCCGCAACTGCAACAGTCGCCAAGCTAATACTGTCACTAGGTGTTGCAGGTGCAGTAGGCGAACCCGCAGGTGTTCCAGCCAAAACAGAAAACGCGACAGTGTTAGAACCGTCAGTGACAGTTGCAACAACACGGTCAATACGCGGGTTAGTTGCGTCTGCGGTAGTGATAGTAGCAATAACAACTGCGTCATTATAGATTTGATAAATACCGTTGTTAGACGTTGACGACAAAATTGCCGCCCAACCAGACGCAATGTTTACAGTCATATTAGGCGATACTTGAGCAGTGACCGCTAATGAAGACGTGCCAAGAATACCTGTTCCAGAAATAATGCCCTGTGCAGTAAGGCGGTCAGACTGTGCGGTGTATGTTCCGCCCTGCGTCCAAGCTGGTGGGACTTTTAATGCCATTTGTGATTATCTCCTAGACGTATGCGTTTCTGTAAACAATAGTAGCGGTAGTGCCTGAACTGCCTGACACACCTGTAAAACTGAACTGTGTTGTTCCTGACGGCGCACCAAACCATTGCGAACCAACCGCCAACAAATTACGTGCAGACGAACCGTTTAACGTAATGTTTTTATTTTCAAGGTCAAACACAAGACTATCCAAATTAGTTAACGTGTCATTGACAGTCAAGTATTGTCCAGTAGAAACATTAGTTATTGTCGGGTTAGTTACAGGACCAGTAACAGTAATTGTCGGGTTAGTTGTAGCCCAACCATTGTTTGTGACAGTAAACAAGTTAGGTATTGACGCACCGTATGAATAGTTAAAAGTTTTGCTGTAAGTTCTACCACCCGCAGACGTTAACGGGTTCAACGTAATCGTTGTTGCAGTGTCGTCATAATACTTAGGGTCAGGCGCAAAAAAGATTACTTGCGCACGAATAAAACCAAACGTGTATTCAGGGTCAATCACAACTTTACGACTACGCACACGTGCAGTTATACGTTGCATACTGTCAGTTGCGGCTAACTGCCATTGCAGTAAACCATTAGAGGACGTGAGCTGTTGCACAGGGTTTAATGCGGCTTGCAACAACGACAAGTTTTGTTGCGCATTTCTACCGTTACCAGCAAAAACATTTAACATAAAAACAAGTGTTCTGCCCGAATAAAAATCGCGTCCAGTAAACATACCGACATTAAACCCGCGGTTATCGTCTTGCACACGCAGTTCAGGTAAACTCTCTAACCCGTCAACGTCAAGAATTTGGTAGACCGAACCTGCGCCACCAAAGTTAAAACCATTAAAACTAAACTGATAATTATTCAACGGCAAGTGGGTTCACCCCTAAAGTTGGTTGACCGTATTTGATAGCTTGCACTGTGCTTGTCGCAATTTGTTCAGCCGTCGCATTAGTAGTCACGTAGTTAGTTATGTTGTAGTTCACTGCGTTAGAACTTTTAGCCGCAACAATTTCATTACTGACTTTACCGACCAGTTTGCCTTGACTTGTTGTGTAACCAATAGTTGACGCTTTTTCCATAAAAGTGAACTGCAAATTGTCTAATGCTTCATTTAATTTATTAGCCGCTTCAAGCATTGCGTCAGATAACGCTTTAGTAGAAACATTAAACTGGTCAGCAATACTTAAACTAAGCGTGTCAACACCGTGTGCAGTAGCGTCTTGCGCGTCTTTAAACAACGACTGCAACTCAGTCTGCGCTTCAGGTGAAGCTTCCAACAGTGCTTTAGCCATTTGGTCACCAACAACGGGACCCTGTGACACAATTTGTTTCAAAAATTCTGCACTGTAACCAGCGGCAGACAATGCGCCTAAGTCTTCACTGAATTGCTTAACGCTTGTTAGCTTGTCTTTTAATGACGCAATAAGTTGGTCGGCTGACTTTGCACCATTAACAAACAAGTCACCCAAACTAATGTTTGTTGCGTCGGCAAACGACTGTCTAAATTCGTCTATTTGTGACTGAACTTCGTCTGCATAGTTTTGTTGCGCTTGCACCATATTGGACTGATAATCGGCTTGCAGTTTTAAAATTGTTTTTTGTGTTTCAGCAAGATAATCGGTTAGCGTTGTGTCTTTTTTCTTTTTTGCTTCAGGCACAATTGGTGCTGTTTGTGCAACAATGTTTGTGGTTGCTTTAGCCGCGTCAACCAATGCCTGATAATGACCTTTATACGCCTTTGTATAAACTGCATTGTAATTAAATCTGCGCGTAAATTCTGCAAGATTGTCACCTGCTAGATATGGACCAGCTTCCGTTTCCGCAATTGCGTAACCTTCAGCCTTCATTGCGGCAATAATTGCGTCACGTCTACTTCTTGCCACACGTTCGGCATAAAGTTTGGAACGTTTGTCAATGCTAGCCAAGTCAATGCTTGTGCTTGCACCAGTTTCAGGGTTAATGTAATTAACGTTACGATTAGCCGAAGCCGCGTCCATTTGACCGTTCAACGCGATAAGTCCCGCAGTTAACAAACCAACTGCAATGGCAATGGCACCAATACCTGTGCTAGCCAACGCAATAGTAAAACCTTCAGTAGTTGCTGTTGAAATTGCCATAACTGCGTTATAGATAGTTTGATAAGCAACTAAGCCCATCATTCCAATTTTGTATGTAACAAACGCAACTGCAAGACCTTCAATTAAAGGCAACCACGGTTTAATAAATTCAAGTCCCGCTTGGAACCACGTAGCTAATTCTTGCAACACAGGCAACAAAGTCATACCGACGGCTTCCTGCAAATTCTTAAAAGTCAATTCCATTTTTGCGTAAGGGTCTAAATTACCTACCGCTTCAGCCGAACCCAAAAAGTTTTCTTTAAGATAACCAAGTTTGTCGTCAACGTTTTTAATTTCAGGTGCTAACTTAATCAACGACGTTGTTGACCCGTTATACGCTTTAGCCATTGCGCCTGTAACTGAACTTAAATCTTTACCTGTTGCGGCTGAATAATTTAATGCAGTATTTAACAAGTCCATTGCTTGCGCGCTGTCGTGCGTTGACCGCAAAAACACTTCAAACTGCGGACGCAATTCTTCAGCTTGCACGTTAGACATTTTTTCCAACGCGTCAATCTGTGCTAAAACGGCATTAGTTTCCGCTTGTGTTGCGCCAATAGTTTTTTCCATTTGACGTTGCAACGTTTCTTGTGACTTAACATTTTCAATGGCTTCTTGACCAGCCTTTTTAAGAAAACCAACTGCCGCCGCACCCGCAAGAATACCGCCAAGCTTTTTAGTTGCGTCACCAAAACTGTCAACTTTAGACGCTTGCGTTTTAACAGTTGAGCCTAATTCTTTAAACTTGTTTTCAATAGCGTCAATCTGGGACTTGATTTGCGCGTTTTCAAGTTCAACCCTAATCTTTAGGTCAGCAATAGTGTCTGCCACTTAATCACCGCCATTTCTTCATAAAGTTTGTAACAAAAATTTGATTTGCTCGCGGTCTAACTTTATCAACCGACGGACGCAGATAAGGGTATTTTACTCCAGACTTCCAACGCGGATTACCAAGTTCAAGCGCACGCGCATAAACCATTGTAGGAAACACGTCTGCATAGTAAGTGCCAAACCCTTGACGCAGTTCAGTATGCACAGACGAAGCTAACGCACCAGACACGCGGTTAGGTGGCGCATTATCGCCTGACACAGGTTCGTGACCACGATAACGATTAAAACCTTTACCGCCGTAACGTCCACTGTTCTGACGTGTAAACAATGTTTTCTTCGTTTCACGTTCAATAGCTAACGCAACTTGTGCAACACCAAACTGCAACGCCTTGTTAATCTTTGTTTCGTTAATTGCCAAAGTATTTAACACGTCAGACAGATTAGTTATTTCAATACGTGCGGTCATTGTCTTGCCTTTTCTGCCTGAACTTCGTCAGAAACATTTGCTATTGCCAAAATCCAGTCTATAAGTGCCGCAGGTTGTTCGTCAGTCTGCGCTGGTGTCCAACCAAAACGTTCTGCACAAATAAAATAACGGTATTCTTCGTCAGGATAATCAAAGTCTGGGTGACGTTCATTACCTAATAAAATCCACCGTAAGCGTTCTAGTTTTCGGTAGGCACTTTTGGGTCGTCAACATTCTCCACAGTTTTAGACAAAGACGGAAACAATGCTGGCAAATTCTTTTCAACTTCAATGCGCAACGTGTCATAATCCAAAATGGATAGCTCACCCAAACTTTCAGGCTTAACACTAGGCGGCAACAAGTCAAACGACCATTCTTCAACCATAACTGCAATAAAGTTATCCAACAAAGTCATACCGTTAGTTACGCTTTCCGACGCGTCTGCGTTACGGTAAACCTTCATACGGTCTTTTTGCTTCAACGTTGCAGGGTCACGCAACACTGCGGTTGCACCACTAGGCAATTTAATTGTTTGAGACATTTTTATACCTTCCGCCTTCCGTAAATTTAAGTGTGACGGGATAATCAAACGGAAGGCTGACTGATTATCCCGCCAACTTTATTTACTGGTAAGTGCCTGACGCGACTGCGTTCTGTGCAACAAACTTAATAGGCGCATAACCACCAGTTGAACCTGCGTCAGTAGTAGTACCGATACCAACCAAGTCAATCTGAACTTCAACAAAGTCCTTAGTGCGGTCAATAACTGCCGCAACGTAAGCGCCTTTTGTAATGGTTGCTTGTAGCTGTGTAGCACTTGCACCAGTTCCGTTAGTCCAGTTAATAACAATTGCTGGCTGGCTGTTAGACAAGAAATTGGTTAACTGTGTGTCGTTCTCCATAACAAACTTCAGTTGACCCTTGACTTCAAGCGCACCAACAAAAATGCTGTAAGGGTTCTGTGTGTTGCTAATGCCGTAAATAGGTGTAACACTGCGTGTCAAAGTCAAAGAGCCTTCAACAGTGTTAGACACGGCTGACCCTGCAACAGACACAGTAGCTTGCCAAACAGGTGTTGGTGTAATTGTGCTAAACGACGGTGTTGGTGTAGACGCAGTAGTTGACTGCCAACCAGTTGCTTTAGCGTCGTATTCAAGTAGACCTTCAGCCGAAAAAGTTAGGTTAAAGTCGTGAACTTGGCAACCAGCGTATGCACGCACGTTAGCGGCATAAAAGTCTGTCAATGTAAACGCAGTAGGTTGTGCGTCAGCCGCAGTTGCAGACGCGTTTTTCAAGCTAATAGTGTGTGTGTAAGGCGCACTTGCACCAGTAGTTGCGACAGACCCAAGTAGTCCTGAAATAGCCCACGGAACAGTGTCCGCAAAAACAGGTCCACCAAATTCAAAGGTTGACCTGACACGACCCTGAACATAGTTGTAATCCTTGACAAGTGAGCCGCGCAGACCTTCGTCCATTAGCGGGTCAATAATGTCAACAGGCTTAAACTTAGAAACGCTTACAGGAATAAACGCAGTAGGTTGAACTGCGGTTCCCTTTGTTGTTTCTTTGGCTATACCTAGATAACTTCTAACACTGTTTTGCACTGCCATTTATTTACTCCGATTTTTCGTTTACTGCGGTTAGGTCAACAACACCAGCCGTTGCGTCGTCTGTTACTTCACCCGTAACAGGTTCAACAATCAAGTCGTCGCGTTCTGCAACGTCTGTGTTAGTTGCGTTGTCTTCAGACAATTCAACCGCTGGTGTTGGTTCAACAGGTTCGTTGGAACCCAAAACTTTTTTTGACGAACTAATACTAACGCCGTCTGCGACAAGACCAGCGGGAGCTTCAAACACGTCGCCCTTATTGACAGTCAAACCCAATGTAGGAAACACAAGTGTCTGTTCACCTGTATAAACGTATTTAGTCATTCTTTTCCTTCTATGCTTTAAACATTTGTGTAACAGTAAAGTTAATGCCCGCCCAAATTTCTACTGCACCACCGTCGTTTGTTTTTGGCTCACCATAAGACACGCTAATTGCAGGTTCTGCCGCTTGCCAAATAATGTCGCCGTCTGACTTACCTAGTCTATGACCACCTGCCCGCAGTTGTGCTTTAATGCCGTCAATAACGTTATCAAAATCTGTCATTGCGTCTTGCGCATAGTTTTGCATACTGTGCATAAACACTTGAAATTCAACGTCATAGTCAATGCGTTTCCAACCGTTTGACGCACCACCAACTGCAACACGGTCTTCAGTTTCGTTAGCTATAAACACAACACCAACTGCACGTGAATACTGTCCCGCAGTAGCGTTTAATTCAAAGTTAATGCGCTTAGGGAACGACGTATAAATTTGTGTCAAGTTAGTGATAGACGCGGCGGCAACCCAGTCACCAACCGCTTGACGAACTTCCTGACGGCTCACCTGATACGCCTAAACGGTTGCAGAATTTCTTGTGCTAACGCAATGTCAGACCCAACACGTTGTGACCCTGCGGTTTGTTGTGTAGGCGAATTAGTGACCGCCATAATTAGTGAACTGTCACCACGAATTTTAAGTGCGGCTGACGTGTAAAGAATAGCGGCTTGCTTAATTGCGGCTGGCAGATTACCGACAGACACACCAACTGCGTGTGCGTAAGCTAACGGTGCAGTTAAAGGAATAGTTGCAGAACCAAAAGTGTAAGTGCTTGCAACAACAACGCGTTCAGTGCTTGCACCGTCATAGATAGTTAAACCCATACCCGCAACAACACCAAGACCGTCTTCACAAATAATCTGTGTTGCACCAACACTGGCAGACGTTGCAATTAAAGTGTTAGCGTAACCGTTAACATACGTGTATTTAATGTATGTTTCAGCTCTCGTTGACATAGGGAAACCAAACGACAATGGACCCTGTGAAGACATAGACTGCGGTAACTGTGAATACGGATAAATAATTTCTTGTTCTTCAAACCAAGCTTGTGACGGGTCAGTGACCGCAACAAGACTGTTAGGTGTATAACCTATTTGCAAGTCAGTCATTGCAACAACAGGAAAAAATTTAGGGTGAAAACGAACAGTGCCGTCAGGTCGTATGCGTGTGCGTTGCTGTTCAGTGTCAAGTGTTGCACCAATAACTTGATTACAATACTGGTCAATAGCAGACGACGCACGTGTGATTGCGTTAGTTAGTTCTGCGTCTTGTGCGGCTTGATTACCGCCAGCAACAAGATTGCCGTAGTCAAGTGCAGTCGGTGCGTTTTTAAATTCTTGTAACGACAAATACGGGCGAGAGATTTGCCTAGTAATAGGGCTAATTGCTGTGGTCATTTTTTACTCCGCACTTTGGACAGTCAAACACTTTAAACACACTACTGAAACCGCAACCAGTGCAGTTGTTACCTTTAACGTGGCTAAGACCAGAATACAAACCTGCAACCGCAAAACCTTCAGCCTTCAACGCTTGCACTGTTGCTTTATCTTCAACATTCAAAAAACCGTTTTTGTCAGCCGCAATTGAACCAAGTTTGTCGCCGTTCGGTGCGCTAATGTCAATAGCTTTAACACCTTCAGAACCAAACATTTTTGTCATAAAAGAACCTTCCTAAAATTTCTAGTGAAAAGGCGGTGTCAACCTAAGTCAACACCGCCTTCCAACTAACTGCGATTAAGCAGACTTGATACCAGTAACAATACCGTTCCAAGCAGGTGCGTAACCAACCATAGTACCGCGGAAATAAGTTGAGAACTCATACGCGAACTGGGTCACAGGCCACTGAACACCCATATAGTCCTGCACGTTAACTACTGCCCAAACGTCTGAAACTTCAGTGTCAGGAATAGGTAGTGTGTAAGACAGAACAGGTGCAACACCCTGTGGTAGCCACGGGTGAACAGTAATGTCAACAAGCTTGCCAGTTACTTCGTTGTGCAGACCGTTGATTACTGCGCCACCCTGATAACCCTTGCCGTCGTCAGATACAGTCAAGTTCAAACGGTAGTTAGCAGTTGAACCAGACTTAATTGCGTCAGACAGTTGCTTACGGTCAGAACCGTTTAGCAAAATCTCGTCAGGGTCAGCCTTAACAGTGTCGTATAGACCACTGAATACAGACTGGAATTCAGCCCCAGGATTTGAGGTGCTGAACTGTGCGTTAGCTTCGTTTACGTAACCGCCACCAGAGATAATCTGCGGAATAATACCGTCGTAACCAGTCGCGTAAGCGCTTGTGTCGGCAGTAGGTGCAGTTCTAGTTGACGCAGTTGAATAAACAATATGGTCGTTTGTGGTTGCAGTTCCAGCGGTAACAACACCAGTCAAAGACGCGAAACGTCCCTGATACTTAGCGTTAGCGTTACCAGTGGTTGTGCCAATGTAAACGTTAGTTCCTAGCGCACCAGTTACGTTGTTTACAGTAACAGTCAAAACATTTCCTGCGGTGACTGCAAGTGACTGAACAGTTGACGAAACGCTCTCGCCGAATGAACCTGCGTCACTTGTTGCGTAAACATAGTAAGTAGTTGCAGTAAGTGCGGCTTCACCGTCGGCTGACACTGCGGCACGCTGACCTAGTGTGACAGTCGGTGCGGCTAGTGCGCCTGACAGACCTGACGCAGTTCCACGGCTCATTAGCATCA